TACGTGGAACCAGTTATTTGGAATAAAACGAGCGGGAGTATTATAGGGGGACATCAACGCGTAAAAATTCTTAAAGATTTGGGCCTCACAGAACTTGATTGTGTGATCGTTGAGATGCCTCTTGATAAAGAGAAGGCGCTCAATATTGCGCTCAATAAAATCAACGGTGAGTGGGATAAAGAAAAACTTGCTTTGCTGATTGCTGATTTGCAGGCAGAAGATTTTGATGTATCTCTCACCGGATTCGAGCCTGCAGAGATTGATGACCTGTTTAAGGAATCTCTCAAAGACGGCATACACGATGATGAGTTTGATATTGAGGGAGAATTAGCAAAACCTGCGCTCACCAAACAAGGGGATCTCTGGAAGCTTGGACGGCACCGGTTGGTCTGTGGGGATAGCACCAAAGCCGAGAGCTTCGAGCTGCTGATGGGAGGGGATAAGGCACATCTTGTTGTCACTGACCCACCCTACAACGTGAACTATGAGTCGCAAGCTGGAAAGATCAAGAACGATAACATGGGAGGAGGTGCCTTCTATGAGTTTTTACTTGCAGCATTCAACAACACGTGTGATTACTTGGCTGATGATGGATCCATCTATGTGTTTCATGCAGACACCGAAGGTCTGAATTTCCGAAAAGCATTCAGCGATGCAGGGTTTTATCTCTCTGGTACCTGCATTTGGAAAAAGCAATCGCTCGTACTCGGGCGATCTCCCTATCAATGGCAGCATGAGCCAGTGCTTTTTGGATGGAAGAAGAAAGGTAAACACCAGTGGTATACCGGCCGGAAGGAATCAACTATTTGGGAGTTTGATAAACCGAAGAAAAATGCTGATCACCCCACCATGAAACCGGTAGCCCTGCTTGCCTACCCGATTATGAACTCCTCGATGAGCAACACCCTCATTCTCGATCCCTTTGGGGGTAGCGGCAGCACGCTCATCGCCTGCGAGCAGACAGAGCGATCGTGTTATACCATCGAGCTTGATGAGAAATACTGTGATGTGATCGTAAAACGCTATATAGAACTTATCGGATCTGCTGATGGGGTATCCCTTGAGCGTGATGGACTCAGCTATACCTATGAAGAAATCATCTCAGAGAAGTAACTGGCACCCAAATGATGTGGAAAAAATGACTTGATATGTGTTCAAACATAGGCGATTACTACTATCACCCAAGGAGGATGCGTATATGAATAAAAAACAAAGGCCCCTCAACGTGCTACGAAAAGAATATCCAGTCGGCTGCATGGTTGAGTTGGTACATATGGATGATGTGCACTCGCCACCACAAGGCTCCAAAGGACGCGTGATTCACGTAGATGATATTGGAACCATACATGTAGCATGGAAGAATGGGAGTACCCTGGGAATCGTACCGGGGGTTGATATGATTAGAAGGCTGCCCTCCTAGCAAACATGTCGAACAGCTAAAAAAGTTCTTTAGCTTCTTGCTATGAATATTCTCTTACATGAAAGGCCCCTCTGGGGTCTTTTTTCATGCTCAACACCAGGATGATCAGATGCGAACGCTTAAAAACTATACACCCACCCGATTTGCGGCGAAGAGCTCAGTCTATGATCAGGTGAAAGCAGATTATGCGGTGGATTTCATTCAATGTTTGAGCCACACCAAAGGCATCTGGTCTGGTAAGCCATTTCTCCTGATGGACTGGCAAGAACAAATCATCAGGGATCTCTTTGGCATTATGAAGCCCAATGGATATCGACAGTTTAATACCGCCTACATTGAGATACCGAAGAAGAATGGCAAGTCAGAGCTCGCTGCAGCTGTTGCCTTACTGCTCACCTGCGGGGATTTTGAACAACGAGCGGAAGTGTATGGATGCGCTGCAGATCGTCAGCAGGCCTCCATTGTGTTTGAAGTGGCAGCAGACATGGTACGCATGTGCCCGGCACTCAACCGTCGAGTCAAGATCCTGACGGCTACCAAGCGGATCGTGTTTTCTCCGACCAACAGTTTCTACCAGGTCTTATCAGCTGAGGCCTACTCAAAACATGGTTTTAATATTCATGGGGTCGTATTCGATGAGCTCCATACCCAGCCAAACAGAAAGCTCTTTGATGTGATGACTAAAGGATCTGGAGATGCACGAACGCAACCATTATTCTTTTTGATTACTACTGCGGGAACCGATACCCATTCCATTTGTTATGAGCAGCACCAGAAAGCAATGGATATTCTCGAGGGGAGAAAGAAGGATGCTACATTTTATCCGGTGATCTTTGGGGCTGGAGAAGATGAGGATTGGACGAGTTCTCAGACCTGGAAGAAAGCTAATCCATCGCTTGGAGAAACCATCGCATTAGATAAAGTCAAAGCAGCATGTGAGAGTGCGAGAGAGAACCCGGGAGAGGAGAATATCTTTCGGCAACTGAGACTCAATCAATGGGTAAAGCAAGCTGTACGGTGGATGCCCATGGAGAAATGGGATCAATGCAGCTTTCAAGTAAAACCAGAAGATCTCGAGGGACGTGTGTGTTATGGAGGGTTGGATCTCTCATCATCAACAGATATCACTGCATTCGTGTTAGTGTTCCCTCCAACTGGTGAGGATGAAACGTTCAGAGTGCTCCCCTACTTTTGGATTCCTGAGGAAACAATAGGACTTCGGGTAAGACGAGACCATGTTCCCTATGATATCTGGGAGCGTGAAGGACATATCCAAACCACCGAAGGAAACGTCGTTCATTACGGATACATTGAGAAGTTCATTGAGGATTTGGGCACACGGTATAACATCCGAGAAATTGCCTTTGACCGGTGGGGTGCCGTGCAGATGGTACAGAACCTTGAAGGCATGGGCTTTACTGTCGTGCCATTCGGTCAGGGGTTTAAAGATATGAGCCCACCGACAAAAGAGCTTATGAAGTTGGTGTTGGGCAGAGAACTCGCCCACGGTGGTCATCCGGTTCTCAGATGGATGATGGATAACATTTTCATCCGTACTGATCCTGCAGGGAATATTAAACCCGATAAAGAAAAATCGACTGAGAAAATCGACGGGGCTGTGGCAACCATCATGGCACTGGATCGGGCAATTCGCTGCGGGAATGATACGAGCGCCTCAGTCTACGACGGCCGAGGCATTTTGTTCATATAATTACCAGTTACAATTAATACCATGTTACGATAGTAGTCATGATTCATAGCCTATTGCATAAGAAGGATATTGACGTCACCCATGAGGACACCATCACAAGTACTATCATCGGAACTTTGCTGCATCTGCCGGATCTACTACTTTGGAAAATACTGCGTGATGCTTGTTATACAAGCAGTGTGCTGCCTAAGGATATGGGTGAACTTGAGACCTATGAGTTCTGGCCGAAATGGGACCCAGTAGGAACTGACAATACAAGTTATGTAGAACCTGATGTTTTTCTGAGATTCTCTAAGGCCCACCTGATCATAGAGGCCAAACGTTCTGATGAAGGCGGCCAATATTGTAGGGAGTGGGAAAGGGAGTTGATCAGTTATGAAAACGAGAATGACCCGATAAAAGCCCAAGTATACCTCATTTCCATCGGTGGAAATGGTAGCAACACGGCAAACGAGACAATGAGGATCAACGGACACGATAGAACGATAGTCAAATGTTCGTGGGTAAACCTGTATGAAATTCTTGTAGCAGAGCAGGAGAATCTTTCGGGGAGCAACCGGCGGGTTGTGGACTCGCTTAAAGTTTCTTGTGATCAGCTCGGCATCAGGAGCTATAAGTGGCTTGATGCGAGGCCTTGGGTTTCTGACTTTAGGATAGCGATCCGGGATGACTATCACACCCTTATTTTTAAGAGGTAATGGAATGGAAAGGAAGGAACTCTATCAGAACGTCAGGAAAGCTTACAGGCTTGCATATGAGATACAGGACAGCATTGTTGAAATAGTTGAGTACATCCGTACCAGAATCAAACATCAAGGATGTGCAGGGAGACAGTTGTTCTCAGATCCAATAGAGAAGTACAAATCTCTATTAGACGAAGAGGCGGATCAAAAATTTGGAGAAGGCAGATGGAGTTGGGATTATTTCCCAACATATATGTATATGTACTATTTCAAAGGTACCCCCATAGAGGCCCGGAATTGTTGCTTCTCTATTGTCCAGATCATGGATGATGGGTTTATAGGGGCACCCAAAAAGAATTCCGCCCCGAGCACGAAGGATTTCAATAATCCCGTGGATTCCGAATCATACCTGCTGTTCGCTTTCTCGATCTGGAAAAACCACGATTTTATTTGGTTTTATCGCGACGAGAAGAAAAAAGAGGTGAACGATGAGCAAGCTGAAATCCTCAGGATCAGCGAAGCCATCAAAGGCAATGGATATGAACCATACGTTGTGCGTAATGATGAGTCCACATTTGTTGTCAATCGGATAAACCTGGAGACGATCGGTTCCAAGGCAGAAGCTGACCTTGTCCTGCAAGGTTTTGCAAAGCTGGTACAAGAGAGAACTGGATATCAACTCCTAGTTGATGAGCTGTAAACACTAAATCTATTGCATTAGCGATCCAGCAAGCATTCAAAAAACTGTGGATATCATGATCTTTTGTTGATACCCATATCATAACTCAAATTACTAACTGTTCAATTCGAGCACTTACTTCGGTAGGTGCTTCTTTTTTGCCTAAAGGAGTACCATGAATCACATAGCCAAGTTTTTCACCCGCTCCAGGGATAAGCCTCAAAACAGGACATCCGGGTCCTCATATAGTTTCCTCTTTGGCAGTTCCACTTCAGGAAAACCCGTAAATGAACGATCTGCCATGCAGATGACTGCAGTCTATGCGTGCGTGAGAATTCTTGCTGAAGCAATAGCTTCCTTACCTCTCCATCTCTACCGATTTGAAATCGGTGGCAATAAAGCAAAAGCAACAGATCATCTGCTCTACACGCTGCTCCACGATGAGCCGAATGCTGAGATGACAAGCTTTGTCTTCCGGGAAACGCTCATGAGTCATCTGCTGCTGTGGGGGAATGCGTATGCTCAGATTATCCGTAACGGCAAAGGAGAAGTTGCTGCCCTCTATCCCCTGATGCCTTCGAGGATGCAGGTGGATCGTAACAAGGACGGGAAGCTCTATTACCAGTATACCACCAGCAGTGAAGATGCTCCGACGATGACCGGTACATCAGTGATCCTTGATCCAAGTGAGGTGCTCCATATCCCAGGGCTTGGCTTCGATGGGCTGGTTGGCTACTCACCCATTGCCATGGCCAAAAACGCCATTGGTATGGCAATCGCCTGCGAGGAATTTGGATCTAAATTCTTTGCCCATGGGGCGGCCCCCAGTGGCGTCTTGGAACACCCAGGGACCATAAAGGATCCAGCTCGGGTGAGAGAGACCTGGCAAGGTCAGTTTGGAGGCTCAGCGAACTCAGGAAAAGTTGCGGTGTTAGAAGAAGGTATGAAATACACGCCGATTTCTATCTCTCCTGAGCAGGCCCAATTTTTGGAAACGAGAAAATTCCAGATCAATGAGATTGCTCGTATCTTCCGTATACCTCCTCATATGGTGGGGGATTTGGAGAAATCAAGTTTCTCAAACATCGAGCAGCAATCGCTCGAGTTTGTGAAATATACCCTCGATCCTTGGGTGATTCGTTGGGAACAAGCTCTTTCACGGGCGCTGTTAAGACCAGGGGAAAAGAGCAATTTATTCTTCCGGTTCAACCTTGAGGGACTGCTTCGAGGAGATTATCAAAGCCGCATGTCAGGCTATGCGACTGCCAGACAAAACGGATGGATGAGTGCTAATGACATACGCACCTTAGAGGATCTCGATCACATACCCCAAGAAGATGGGGGGGATCTCTATTTGATAAACGGAAACATGCTTCCACTCAATCGTGCCGGGGCATTTGCGTATGAGAACACAGAAACTGATACAGGAGAAGATACGGATGAAAAAGAAGAAATTCTGGCAATGGAAAAACCAGAGCGAAGATCACACGGAGCCACGAGTCCTTGAGCTCTACGGCACGATCGCTGAAGAAAGCTGGTTTGATGATGATATCACCCCACAGATTTTTAGCGACGAATTGTTCTCAAGCGATGGGGATGTCATCATCTGGATGAACTCTCCAGGTGGAGATTGCATCGCAGCAAGTCGTATCTATGCCATGCTCATGGATTACTGTGGCCACATCACGGTGAAAATCGATGGGATTGCTGCCAGTGCTGCCTCAGTGATTGCGATGGCTGGAACCAAGGTCTTGATGGCACCAACGGCTTTGATGATGATCCACAACCCAATTACGATCGCCTACGGAAATCATGAGGAAATGCAGAAAGCTATCAGCATGCTGGGCGAAGTGAAAGAGAGTATTATCAACGCCTACGAGCTCAAAACGAGTCTGAGTAGAACACGATTGAGTCATCTTATGGATGCTGAGACATGGATGAACGCCAACAAGGCAATGGAGCTGGGGTTTGCTGATGGGATTCTAGAAGATAGCAAAAAGCTCATTACACCTGAGGCCTACGCATGCTCAACGAAGAATGCCGAAAGCTCATTACTGAACAAAATAACCGCCACATACCGACCGAAAGCTGCTAAGGAAATGGGCACCAATCTCTCAGAGCTCGAGAAGCGACTGAGTCTTATCAAACCATAGAGAAAGGAGATCACACACATGAACAAAGCCACAGAATTGAGAGCACAGCGTGCAAAGACCTGGGAGAAGGCAAAAGCCTTTTTGGATGAAAGACGTAAAGAAAACGGGACCCTTGGGGCAGAGGATACGGCAACCTATGAGCGTATGGAATCTGAGATTGTGGATCTTGGCCATGAGATTGAGAGGCAGGAACGCTTGGATGCCTTTGAGCGGGAGCTCAATGCCCACGTGGGATCACCAATTACCAGCCGTCCTGAAACCACCCAGAGAGAGGAGAAGCCAGGAAGGGCCTCTGGGGCCTACCAAAAAGCATTTTGGAATCTTATCCGAAGTCGTGGAAATACTCCTGATTTGCAGAATGCCTTGCAGGTAGGAACTGACTCTGAAGGTGGCTACCTTGTGCCCGATGAGTTTGAACATATCCTCGTTGAAGCCTTAGAGGATGAGAACATATTTCGAGGCATTGCTCACATTATCCATACCTCCAGTGGGGATAGGAAAATCCCCATATCTGCATCAAAGGGAGAGGCTGCATGGATTGATGAGGGAGGAGCGTATCCTGAAAGCGATGATTCATTCGGACAGGTCACCATTGGGGCCTACAAACTCGGTACGATTATCAAGGTATCAGAGGAGCTTATCAACGACAGTGTCTTTGATATTGAATCATACATCGCTCGAGAGTTTGCACGGCGCATTGGGGCAAAGGAAGAGGCTGCATGTTTTACCGGAGATGGTGTGGGGAAACCGCTTGGAATCCTTGCTTCAAGTGGTGGAGCAGATGTCGGTGTCGCAGCAGCATCAGCAACCGCAATCACCAGTGATGAGCTTATTGATCTGTTTTATTCACTCAAAGCCCCATATCGAAAAAACGCTGTGTGGCTGATTAACGATACGACGATCAAACGTATCAGGAAGCTCAAAGACGGCAATGGACAGTACATCTGGCAGCCCTCACTGACTGCAGGTACCCCTGATAGCATACTCAGTCGTCCGGTTAAGTCCTCAGCTTATATGCCAGAGGTAGCCGCAGGGAATAAAACCCTCGCATTTGGAGATCTCTCCTACTATTGGATAGCTGACAGGCAGGGACGTACGTTTAAACGCCTGGGTGAACTCTTTGCTCCCACAGGCCAGGTTGGGTTTCTCGGTAGCCAGAGAGTGGATGGGAAATTGATTCTCAGTGAATCGATCAAAGTCCTTCAGCAGAAGGCCTAAGGAGATGCTATGAGCTATACCACACAAAACTATCGGGAGCACGGTGGAGAGCGGACGGTCATTGGAGGAGAAGTCGTTATCACAGCTGGAGCTCTTGTCTCCGTTGATCCGGAGGCTGTCATTGAGGGGGTCCCGAGCACAGACCTATCTCCTGCTGCAAGTCAAGCTGATAGTAGTGCAGCAACCATTGAGGATCTGCTCCTAGATTTCAATGCTCTGCTTGCAAAGCTGAGAGCCGCAGGACTCATGAGCACCACATAGCAGCTAGAACCACACGAAACTGGGTGTCATCAGGATATCTGATGGCACCCTTTTGTATCAAATAAGGGACCAAAAAAATGATAGTCACAACCGATATGTTTAATACCTATAGTGGGAATTTCGAGGATTCCCCCGGAGCAGTGATGCTCAAAGGATCTTTTCTCACTTCGGCAGAAGAGATCGTTACCGGGTACCTCGGCTATAACCCAACCTCGCAGCAGTACACCGACGTAGTACTCTCAGGAACGGGGAAGCACACGCTGTATGTTCCATCAAGAAATATCACACAGCTGCATGCACTCTCAGTCAATGAGACACTCATGGATCTCTCTGGATTCATCCTCTCAGGCGATCATATTCGAAGCCGTGGTACCAGGTGGGTCTTTCCCCCCGGCAGGGAGAATATCATCATCAGCTACACTGCTGGTTGGGAAATACCCCTGATGCCAAGTGTAATTACCCTCTCAATATTGAGAGTTGCAACCCTGATGCTCAGTGAGATGGGTGGGAATATTGGACTGACTGGAAAAAGCTTTGCTGATAACTCCAGAACATTTATTAACTACAGCAATTATAAAAAGTATCTCCAGCCCCTTGATAGTCTGCGCATTATCAGGTTTTAGCACCAATGTTTGGACGCAACAGGCATACAACAGAAAGTGTATCAGTTGAGACTGATCTCTCCGATGCATTGAGGTATCTCGAGAGCCTAGGGGCACATAGAGATAAAACGATGCGCAGGATGCTTATCGGTATTGGTACTGCTGCAAAGAATCAGGTCAAAAAGGCTTATAAAAGCTATGGACTCTCTAAGGGAACAGGAGCGCTGTATAAAAGTATTTCGAGAAAAGTGATTCGAAGTGGAAAGGCAGTGATTGTTGAAGCGAAAGCACAATCAGAGAGAAACAATGTGTTTTATGGGTATGCATTGGCAAAAGGAGCACGAATCACCGCCAAAGATGGAGGGTATCTCACCTTCCAAAAAGATGGGAAGTGGATCAAGGTGCATTCGGTAACCCTACCTGAGCGTGATTTTGTCGCCGCTCCTGTAAAACGATATCTCTCATCACCTGCTTTTGGTGCAAAACTTGATCAACTCATGCAAAAAGAACTTAAGCGCATCGAAAAGGAGCGACTAACAAGATGAAAACAGAGATGCAGGTGTTAGAGAGATTGAGTGAAATCATCGTAGCGCAGCTACAAGCTCATATCACAGGAATTGATGCGGAGGATTTAGAACCCCTAACCAATAAAAATGTGAGCATTGATTTTCCTGATGTAGATCGCATGAGGCGAAACACCATGTTCTTCATTCAGCCAGATTACGAGCATCTTGAAGCGTTGAGCATGGGAAGTGATCTGGCAGTCATGCAGGCAACCGTGTTCATCTTGTGTAAAGGAGCATCAAACCAGACATTGGTCGCCCGGGTGTTTGGCTATTACACAGCCTTGTATATC